CTTAGAGCAGAACTGTCCAAAGACAGTCCCTATTATGGCAAGAGCGGCCAGTTTTTTAAGAGCGCTGAACTGCTCGAAGTATCGATCGTTACAATACCCGCAAATGCTGAGGCCACAATGATTACACAAAAGGAATTTTCTGAATTCAAAAGCAGTATGCTCCACGAGATCCGCAATATGATCCGCTCCGAGCTTCTTACTCTGCCTGAAATGCGCATCAAGCACATCTTAGAGATCAGTGAGGAGGACGATAAGATCGTGATCTCCTTTGCCAAGGCTAAAGAAGAAATGGACGATATGGAGGATATGGAACAAGAGGCGCTTGATCGCAGTAAAGAAGAGGACGAAGAGGACGAGGAGAAAGACCTCGAAGACAGTGAAGAGGACTCAACAGAAGATATGCCCAAAGCATACGGTGACGATGAGGACAGTGAAGACGACGACAAGCGAAAAAATTTTAAAACTGATATTGATAAAATCGCTGAGCTGTTTGCTCAGGTCATATAAAACCATAAGGAGGACATAACATGTCTAACCACAAGATCGAAGAGGCTAAGCGCCTTGTTGCGGGACTGGTCAAGCATCAGCGAGAATCAGAAGACCGCATGACAAATTTTGAGCAGCAGGTCAAAGACCTAAAGAAAGCTCAGCAGCTCATGGCGGAAGGTCAAGAGCGAACCGTCACACCTGAAATCAGCGGCGGCGACTTTGCGCTCAAGCAGTTTATGAATGAAGACGGTGTGCGCTGGACAAACGGAACCTCTAGAAAAGAGATCTCTGGTCGTGGACGCGTAACAGTAGAAGAAAAGGGCTTGCTTGATGCGGATACCTATGCTAACGAATGGCATGCTGATCTGTGCAAAATGGCACAAGAGCGCTCATTGGTTAGGGGCATTATGCGCGATGCGTCTACTCCTAAAGCTGACATGAAGCTTTACAACCACCTTCAGAAGGCGCCTTCATTCATGAAGCCTGCTGTAGAGAAAATTTTTAGTGACTCCGCAGGTGTCGGAAGCGAGTGGATCCCTGACGAATTTTCAAATCAGCTCTATCAAACTTTTTCTATACCTCGCGGACTGCGTTCTTTGTTTGCTGATGTGCAAATGGATCGCGAGACTTTGCTCGTACCCAAGTTAAGCCGCGGTGGACGTCCTTATATTAAAGGGGCCGCTACAGATGATCTGGCTTCTTACACTGCTTCAACCATTGAGACAGCGCAGAAGACCATCAGAGCTAAAGGCTTAGCGGTATTGATGAACATTGACGATGCAGCGGGCGAAGACTCAGCATTCGCAATCATCCCAGCTATGACTCGACAGGTAGCTCAAGATCTTGAAGATGCTTATGAAGACTGTATGATTAACGGTGATACAGCGGGCACTCATCAGGACACAGGCCTCGCCTCATGGAATATTCGTGAAAGATGGGGCGCTTCGGGCCTCGGAACTGCGAGCGATCATAGACGCACCTTCTTGGGGCTTCGGGCCGCTGCTTTGGACAAAGGAACAGGCGACAACAGCGCTTTTAACTTTGCTAACTTTCTAGCTGTATCGTCTAAGATGGGCGAGCTTGCAATGGGTAACAAAATCATCATTGCATCACCAGAAGCTGTTCTTGCTAACTTCCTTGATCTTACTGAGGTGGCTACCTTGGACAAGTTCGGGCCTCAAGCAACTGTATTGAGCGGACAGATCGCATCATTGGCAGGTATGCCGATCATCATGAGTCGATTCATGGGCGCTGACATGAACACAAACGGACTCTTTGACAATGTAACAAAGACAAAGACCGGTTATCTGATCGTCAATCGTGACAGCTATTACAACTATGTAAGACGCAGAATCACCATTGAGACCGATAAGGATATTAAGAGCGGTGTTATTCAGGTTGTAGCGACCATGAGAGGAGTCTTTGATTCCCCAGATGCCACAGCAACCAAGAATGTAGCTTATCATTACAATATAGCGATATAGGAGTATAAAATGCCGATTATATTAAATGCTTATCTGGATATTACAGCCGGCTCAGCGATCGATTGTTTCTTGGTTTGTCCTGTTGGGCTACAAGTAAAAGAGGTTAGACTTTGCGCCAATGCAATTACAGCTAACAGTACCAATTACTTAACGCTTTCAGTTCAAAATCGAGCAGGAACAACCACTTTCGCATCGAGAGCCACAGACAGCAGCAGCTTTGCTGTCGGTGTTGTTGAGTCGTTGACTTTGGCAAATGCTGACGAGCTAGACTTTGCAGCTGGTGACGCAATCAAGATCCGAGTCGGACATGCTAACTCTGGTGTTGATGGTCAAATCTCAGTGAATGTTCTTTGTGATCTTGCTAGAGACTATAGCTAGGTGATCTGATGGCCCTTGTATCTGCTGCGACTCTCAGACAGTATCTACCAGAGATACAAGGGTCAGATCTAGACTCTGATCTTAATGGCCTCATCAGCCGAGTTGAATCCACTATAGCTCGCTATCTTGGGTTTACCTTGGCCGATGGGGCCACATCTTTAACTTTGGATCAGTCCACTTATAGCTTGCATATAGATGGGCCTATGTTTTCCATGCCTACCGTTCTACAGATCCCGATCAAGCCTGTTGTTTCTGTCTCCTCGTTACACAGCGATCCGGATCTGGAGTACTCCGCGGACACTGAAATTACATCCTCTCAATACATTCTCGACAAAGAAAACTCTCGCATCATCTTAAAGACTGATAGCACAGCTTCATTTGATCGAGGGTATCGCAACATTAAAGCGGTTGTGTCCGCGGGCTACTCCACCTCCTCCCCACCTGACGACCTTGTTCATGCGATCTGTGTCTATGCTAGCCATTTGCAGCGGGCGAAGACCTCACAAGGCAATCAGTCAATCACACAGCGTAATTCTACCGTCACACTCAGCGCGCGCACGATGCCGCCCGAAGTCAAAGAGATTTTAAGAGGGTTCAGAAATGGCTCAACTATCCTTTGATCAGTTTATAAAGGGCGCACAGAAGGCCCAGCGGCGACTCATAAAGGATCTCAATAACATCCTGCTTAAGAGCGCTTTAAGAATGGAGCGTGACGCAAAGAAGAACGCGACAAGTTTTCCCAAGGTGCGTACGGGGCGCTTAAGGTCGTCGATTATGGGCTTGACCGATGCGCCACAAGGCACGCCAAGAATAATCCTTAGAGCTGGCGGTCAGTCTGGCGGCTCAGATGTGGACTATGCAAAGTATCAAGAATACGGAACACGCTTTATTCAGCCACCACGCCTATTTTTAGGTAAGGCAGTTTTAAGAGAGCGTGACAGATTACCCAACGACCTTAAGCCGCTTTTATCAGTGTCTCTAGGGGTGGAAAATGGGTAACTCGATACAAGTCACCATCATCGATAAGATCAAAACCCTGATATCTGCTGATTACAGCTCAGGGTTCAGCGGATCGAATTTGTCCGCTACTGGTCGGGTCATTATTGGAGCGCCAAATGGGGCACCACTGATCCCCAGTGCATCGATCATCTACATAGACACCATTGAGCGCCAAGGCCGAACACTGGGGCGTTATGTTGGAGAGTCCGTCTTTCAGATTGTGGCTTATGCTGGGGCCTCGACACTTGAGAACCGGATCAGGCTGGCGATCAATCTAGCTAGCGATATTCAAAAGGCACTCACATCTGATCGGACTTTGGGCCTTGCGGGCCTCACTGAAGATGTTTTGGTCAATCAAACAGCGCTAGACGGTGAAGAATATGGTATAAGTCAGGCAGGGATCGCTCTGCTTGAGGTTAGAGTAACTCATCAAACGCAATTTGGGGTCTAGCTGTGAGCTGGTACAATGGATCATTTAATCGCCGCATGCCGGTCACAATCAATGCAAGCGCTGCATCAAGTGGTACACATGACTTTGAGGTGACAATTCCGGCCGATTGGGATGATTTCTGGGACAATATCAGATCAGACGGTAACGATATTGTGCTCACTGATGCAGACGGAAAGAGCATTTTAAACTTTCAATTTAAAAGCGGCTTTAACCTGCCTAACAGATCGCTCACACTTGAGGCTGAGAACATCAACATCGGAACAAACAACACGATGCGAGTGTGTCAGCTTTACTTTGATAATGCCAACCAGAGCAGCAGCTTGCAAACCTCGATCACAGTATCGAGCGTGTTAACAGGACACATCTATCTAGGCGGGCCTGCTGGCTTTGTGGTTAAAGATAGCGGATTCAGGCCGATCGGAACGGTGCCGACAAGCATATTTCAGAAAGACCCAGATGATCAGATCGATATATGGTTCCCAGTGGGCACAAGGCTCGCAAAGCGTCGCATTGAGTACAATCAAAGACTAGACTTTAAGCTTGTGCAGAGGGCCTCTATTGAGGTTAAAAATGATAGCAAAGTCAATCAGGTGTCAATGTATGCGCTTGAGGAGCTTAGGATTATAAATGGCTGGTGTCGCTTGAGGATCAAGGCTGGCACAGATAATAATGATTTTACAGTTAGATTAGGGCTGGTCACCACTGATGCAGAGGTGATCATTATGTCGTGTTTATTACAAGTTAGAGAGTTAACAGCTCAATAGGAGAATAGAATGCCTTTACAATTTGGACGATCAGGCTTTATCAATTTAGGGGAAGAATCCAGCTACGGTTCGGCCTCATCTTTGACAGTGACAAATAGAATTGTGAGCGCAAGCTTGGCAGAGTCACAAGAGCGGTCAAGAAAGTCATTTTTAACGCAAAGCGGCGCAGCTTTTTCAGTCGGTCACTTTGATAACTTTCTCATGGTTGGTGGTTCTGTTGAACTTCCTTTGCTCTATGAAGGATCAGGACTACTCATCAAAGCAGCATTGGGATCTGTTACCACAGCAGGAGCGGGCCCTTCTTATACGCACACCTTTGCAGCATCTGCCGATCTACCCAGTTTGACCGTTGAGTTCCAAAGAGGTACGGGATCAAGTGAAAAGTTCTTGGGCTGCATGGTTTCAAGTATCTCTTTCAGTGGGGCAGCTGGTGAGGAAATTATGATGAGCGTTGACTTTATCGCTCAGGACGCAAACACCCGAACAGGAACAGCAAGCTCCACTTTTGGATCTGGTCGTCAAGTGTTCCACTTTGAGGCGGGTACACTGTCGTTTGGTGGTAACACTTACAATGTCAGATCCTTTGAGTGCACCATAGACAACAAGCTCGAAAGGCGGCAGGTGCTCGGAGACAAGAAGACACTTGAGCCTGCTATCAGTGATGTGCGGGAGGCTATGTTTAACCTCACGCTTGAAATGGAAGACGATAACCTGTATAACGCTCAACTAGCTGATACCACATCGGATGCGGTTCTTGTGTTCACCAATTCAGACAGTGACAGCATCACTTTTACGCTCAAAAATGCCTACATAACGGACTACAGTGATCCTGTTGCTACATTCGGCGCTTTGGAGCGTTCTGTTACCTTTATGGGCGAAGCTGACAGCAGCAACGAGGCGATCAGCATTGTGATTGTGAACCAACAAAGCTCAGCAGTTGCTAACTAAACGAAAAAAGGCCCTTTTCAGGGCCGATCTTCTTTGGTTGTCTTAGATTTTAACATTGTAATAAGTGCCCAGATATCCATCTAGCTCGCAGTTGTATGCTTCTATATCGTTAATTACTTGAGCATTTAGATTTTTTAAGTATTTAGCAATCATCTTCATTGTTTGCATGTCTTTTTCTTGATTGTCTTCTGTGAATAATGAGACGTTAAAACTTCCATCACCTAAAAATGTGACTGCAAATTCATCAGATGTTATAAGGATTTCTTTTTTTAGAAGATTTGAGATCTTTGTTTCTATTTGTCGAAGAGTCATTTTGTTATCCTGTTGTTTGGTGTTTGTACTTTAATAATACCATCTACACTATGAACCGCAAGTTTATAATGTAAAATAAATTAAAAAACCTTTATGTAAGATCCTCGATATGTTAAAAAACCGGTACACCCTTAACAGATCAACAGGAGGATCACATGAAGGATTTTTTAAAAGAGCTAGTACAGGATAGCTTCTGGCGGGTTGAGTGCTTTGGTGGGCAAGTACTCATCGAAGGCCGCATATTGACCCCAGCAGAAGCGGAACGGGCCGGTCTTGCCTCTTCCCTTATTGCAGCTCAGATCGTCAAAGATCAACGCAGTTCAGGCGCTCAGAACATCCAAGATATAGCAAACAAAGCTCAGGAGGGCGAAGACCTAAGCGAGCAAGAGCAAGATCAGCTCATCGGCTTTATGTCGTCTTTACGACCTGAGCAGCTTAGTGCAATGACAGATCAAGAAGACCGTATATTGTGCGAGGTTGTTAAAAGAGGTAGTTCTGATGCTGGCGTATCGTGGGAGCGGTTGTTTCTGGTAACGGGCATTGATCAGCAAAATCCTGATACGGGCGCTTTGTGGGTCGGTATGCTGAGCAAGGAAGACAGATCGGCAATCATGGACGCGGCCATGGAAGGACACAAGGAGGCCGCACAAAAAGCGGCGAGCTTTCGCGGATGATAAACAACTGCTCCACATTTACGATCTTATTGGCGCTCGCTACGGTGTATTGCCCTCTGAGATTGCAAAGCTTAGCTGGGCGGATCTGTTCGTCTGTGTCCGGTGCTTGTCGACACGATCGCAAAGGGTAAACGGTATTATTAAGAAGCAGAATCGCAAAAAGTCTGCTATGTTATTCCCGAATGTAAGCTTGTCTGATCTTGCTGATCTGCTGGGGTAATTATGGCTTCAAATCTAGTTGAATACATTTTAGCGGTCGACTCTGATGGCGCTGTTTCTGGTCTTAAAAAGGTTGAGAAGCAGGCCGAAAAGGCGGAAGACAAGCTTGATAAGACGGGCAAAAAGGGCAAGCAGGCAGGGGATGATCTGAAAAAATCATTTTCAGCAGCTGCGGCCAAGGTTGCGATCGGTGCAGCAGCAATTGCTGCTGCCACCGCTGTAATTGTAAAACTTGCGGGGGCTGTGAAAGCTTTCACGATGGAATCAGTCGACATGATCAACGACCTTGGTGATATTGGTAATCGATCAGGTATTGCGGCCGATACGATCGGGGCGTTAAAGGGCGCTTTTGTTGCATCTGGTCAAGAAGCTTCGGCTGTTGTGGGAGTGCTTGATGTGACTGCAAAGAGGTTCGCTATGCTCTCAAAGGGGAGCAAAGAAGCTGAAGATGCTTTTGCCAAATACGGGATCACAATAAGAGATCAAAACGGTGATCTGAGATCAAATAATGAGCTACTTCTTGACAGCATGCGAGTTATTCAGGGCCTCGGTGAAACATCGTTGAGATCTAGAGCCTCACTTGAGCTTCTTGGGCGTGGAGGGCAGCAGCTTAGTCAGGCGTTAGGGGCAGGTAACTTTGATAAATTTCTTGAATTCGTCAATGAATTCGGCGCTGTTGCGGGGCCTAAAGCGGCAAAGTCTGCGGCATTGGTTCAAGACTCAATATCTCTTTCAGAGGTTGCGCTTGAGGGCTTCAGAGAAGAGGTTGTCATGTCTTTGGGCCTTATGGACAGGCTAGCATCTAGCCTCAACATGGTCATGATGTTTTTTGCTGGCATGAAAGAGGTCATTGAGGTCAACAAAGATATAATTACTGAGTTTTTCGACGCAGCAATTAGCATGGGTCAAAATTTCTTAGGGGTTTTAAACTCCCTCTTTAATGATGGATTTGAGCCAATGAGCGAAGGTTTAGCGGGTGTTGTTGAGGGCGTTGCGGCACTGGGCGCTGCGCTGCTTAGGCACTTGATTAAGCCTATAGCTCTAGCGCTTGGACACATGCTTTTATTCGCCAAGCTATCTGATCAGGTATTCGGCACCCAGCTTGCTGGCTCTGTTTCAAGGACACTTGAGAGTCTCGCAAAGCTACACGATGCACTTGATCCAAGCACTGCACGCGGCTTTAGAACCTTTCAAGCCTTTCAAGTGGGGGCCGCTAAATCCATGAAGCTCTTTGGTGAGATCACAGGAGGAGCCACAACCAGAGCAGGCCAATTTGAAGAGACCTTAAAAGATGTAAATGAGGCGCTCGACGAAACAACAGAAAAGATCGATCACCTTGCTGATTCAGCAAATGTGCTCAATGGTGTATTGTCCAAGCTCGGCCTGCCTCGCGGTCTTCAGTTTGGCGGCATCAAAGACGCGACAGCACAAGTTGAGAAGCTAACACAGGGCCTTTTTGCGCTCGGTGAGCGTGGCGCTTTTGCGGGCAGTGGAGGACGACAGAGCAGCGCGACGCAGGGCAATCTTGACATCATGGCTCAGAATGTAGCAACGGCGCTCAATGTGGCAGCGCCGCAAATCGGGGCAGCTATTGCGATCTCTGCTGGCCTTGTGCAACTGGCTGAAAAGTTAGGCACTATGGGTGACAGTATCGAAGAGATCAAGAACGAGCTTACAAAGTCAGTGCAGGAGCGGGCCGAGGTTATCGAGCGGGGCCTTCAGTCCTTGCCACAAATACTTAATGATGTATTGCCGCACATTGTGCAGGTGCTCGCAGATGCGATCATATTTGGCTTTGCAAAAATAATAGCTCAAAACATCAACGAGCTGTTAACCGGATTGCGTCAAGTGCTCACGAAAGAAGGCAGGCAGGAGCTTAGAAAAGAAAGAAGCGAAGGGATCACACTGGGCGATCGTGCTGGTGAATTCCTAAAACGCATGGGCGTGCTGGGTGATATAGCATTTGAAGGTATGCGGGCGGGCGGGAGGATACCCAGCGCCCGATCAGGTCTGAATTTTACGGGTGAAAATGCAGGTCTGCACCTGTTACACAAGAATGAATTCGTTGTGCCTGAAAGCGGACAAGCACCGCAAAGCGTGAAGCGTGCTATGGGCGGCATGGGCGGATCGGTTAACATTGTGGTCAATGCTCAGGTTGTGGAGCAAAATGCAGTTGATGAATTGGTGCGACAGATTGAGCGTAGATTCAGAACATTCGGGCAAAGCACATCGCCTCTATTCGGGAGTTAGACATGGGCAATTCTAAGTTTTTTTATTACCCTAAGCCGGACTCAAGGCGACTCGTAACGATCAACATGGGCGAGGTTATAGGCGAGCTGTTTTCTGACTTTGAGGTTGAGACAGTAGACGCAAACAGGCGAAACGGGGGCATCAATAGATCGGTAGGCTTGACAAGAGAAATTGTAAACATTCAGCGTGATCGGATGGTTGGATCTGAGGATCTAGCTATTCAATTTGTGGCTATGCAAAATCACCTCGATAGAGGCGGGGTTATTGGGTTTTGTGCTGATACAGATAAAGCTTATGCTTATCCACTGATAAACAGGCCCAACAGCGGCGATCTAACTGTGGGCTGTGCTCCGAATCCCTTTGTAGACATGGCGGGCAGTATTACTCCGGCTGTGGATGATTATGTTGTCATAGAGAGCGAAAGCCCAGCAAGCATACGAGAGCAAGGTAAGATCACGGTGAACGGAACAACGCCCGCAGTTGGTGGCCAAATAACACTAAAGAACAGGATCGCTTTCACTTATCCAAGGCGGGCATTTTTGCGACATTATCGATTTTGGCCGCTTTGCTTGCGTCGTCCTGCTGGCGAGGTGGGGAAGAACATAATCACGAATGAACGGGGCTTTCTGTTCAGCTTAGATGTGCGCTTAATGGTTGATTTGAGCGCCTTGTTTGCTTTTCATAGATCCTTTGATGGCATTAAGAGAAACCCTGACACATTACCCTCTGAGACAAGCACAACGCCGCCTTTTGTGGGTTCGTATGATCCTTTGCCCTTTGACCGCTCAGATATTGAGATCGACATAATAGACAGCAGCGCCGCTGAGGATGAGTTTAGTTATGCTGATGGCGGCTCTTTGATCACTTTCGGAGAATAACATGAGCTGGAATCGTGACTTTTTAGGAGCGCTCAGCAGTAGCTCAATATCGTTAGAATGGGCGCTGCAATTCGTCAATGTGGCAAATCATCTAGGGCAAGAGTACACGATATACAGCAATCGAGGACAGCCACAGATCGACACATCTGGAATATCCATTGCAGGATCTAGGGTAATACCACAGCGCTGGAATGTTAGCTTTGGCGGGTTCAGTGTTCAAATAGTAGGGGACTTGAGGAAATGCTTGCCCTACATCCGAAAAGGACAGATCGCAGCTTTGTATTGTAGGATCATAGGCTCGACAGACTTTGAGCGGATCGCTATAGGCCAGCTCGACACTTTAAGCGGCTTTCGTGGTCGCTTTCAAATGACTTTTAGAGACCTGTTGAGCGCTCTTCAAAACTCACTAGACACAAGAGCAGGCACTGCTTTCTCTACCTCAGATCCCCCACGCTTTAACCTGTTTTATGAGGTAGGACAGACCGCAAACATAACAAGCGCACTGGGAACATCAGACAGCACGCTAACAGTAAGCTCCAATGCTGTATTTAAAAAGCACAGCGGGACAGCCTCGATCCCGTCAAGAGGCATGATCAAGATAACACCCACATCCGGCGATGAGTATTTTGTATTCTGGACGGGCACAAGCGGATCCAACGACATAACAGGGATCAGCACCGTAACAAACAGAGGTGGTGTGCGAGCAGATGCCACAACCGGAATCGGCTCCACTGCGACTTACATCGCATTTGCTGAGAATCAACCATGGGATATTTTAGGGTCAATAATTACAAGTACGGGAACAGCATCAGCAAATGGGGCGCTTGATATCTTTCCACGTGAGTGGTCTGTGGGCGGTTATATCTCAAGGGATCTCTTTGATTTTGCGGATGCATCCAAGCAAGCTAGCTACATCAAGCGGTCTGATAACGGTGTTTATGAGTGGGGCTTAGCGATTGAGTCCCCACTAACCAATGGGATCCGGTCAATCGTCGACATTGGAACTTTGAGCGGACAATGGCCAGTATACCGCCAAGGCAAGATAAGCTGGCGGGGCTGTTCTGATCCTGATGAGGTCGACAGCGAGATCAGCGGGGGCGCTCCTGTTGCGCAAATAGGCGATCAAGACATCATTGAGATCTTGAGTCATGACTTTTTCAATCCTGACATCACAAACATTTATCGTACTACTCGCATCGTGTACAACCAAGCTGGATCGGGTAAGTTTTCAGGCGGGGTTTATGACGGGGATCGGGTTGACACCTTGCCAGCACTCGCCACTGTGCAAAGAGACAATAACTTGTATTACTTGCATGATAGAGGCGGGGCTGATAATTCAGAAACAATGGCGCTCGGTGACTTGAGGCGCATGAGGAGATGGGATCTTTACATATCTGAAAGGCTGGTTTTACGGGTCTCGCTCAAGTTTGCGGGGCTGGTTGCTGGTGATGTTGTTGAAATTTCTTCTCGTTATTTATATGGCCTTCTTGAGCCACAGAATCGAACCTTTAGAGGAAAGCGGGCCATGGTGACAGCCTGCGATTTTAACTTTGATGCACAGCGGTGTTCACTCACTTTGTGCATACCAAGCCGCAAAACCAAACAAACAACAGATACAGAGGCCTAACATGCTACGCATACACCTAGACAAACCGCCCGCTTTAACTGCTGCCGAGCTAGAGGGTTTTGCAACCTTCCAAGCAAGCTACGATCTGAATATCATAGGATGCAGAAACCCCATGCCTAGAATAAACGAGTTTGACGACCTGCTCCATGTGATCCACCATCACAATGGAAAATGGCACGAGTACATTTTTCCTTGTACGCTTGATGCTGGTGCGCACTGGATGGAAAACCCCATGCGCAAAGGCGGCACAGCACACCTGAAGCACCCGCACCAATACCGCTCGGCGTTCACTTTTGGATCTCACAAAGGAGAATACCCTTGTCTCGTGCAAGCAAAGAAGATCGATGTGTGGCGTGACTCAAATCGCAATCTTGAGCTAGACGAATTCAACGACGGAGAAGCTACAGCAATCCAGATCCACAGAGCCAGCAAGGGCGATCGGTCTGCTTTGGTCAATAAATGGAGCGCTGGATGCTGTGTGCTACAGACCGGATTTGCTGAATTCATGGAGCTTTGTTACAAGCAAAAGAAAAACGGGCGGGGTTCAAAGTTCAGCTTGACGGTTTTAGAAGGCCGGTATTTATAGGTAATTATTAAACTTTTTTAGAATTGGAAATTTGATATGAAAATCAACAAGTTAAAACTCGTGCATATCTTCGTTGAAGAGCTTATGGATGTTTATTCAGACCTTCAGCACAGCCAAAGCGAAGACAGCGACGGAGGGCGCAAAGTTACACGCGCTGAGGTTTGGAAGATGCTCATCGATTTCATCTGTGAGCTTGCTCCTAGATTAGAGGGCGCACTGCTTGCCCGCAACAGCCTTGATCCAGTATCTAAGCTAAGATGGACTATGATCAGAATGCTCGCTCAGGAGCTGGCCCAGCTGCCAGAAGAGCTAGAGCGTGTCCGTGCTCCTGACAGTGCTCAAGGCGAAGTCATAACCAAAAGAGAAGCTGTTGAGGTTGTAAGTAATATTTTACGATCAGCTATACCTAAATTAATACAACAAGCAAAATCTGAGCTATAATTCCGCCATGAGTACTGAGCAAATTATTGAAGGCATAACCGGCCAATTTGGCGCTTTGGTTTTAGCTGTGATTATGTTGTTGATCGTGATGCGCCATTATAAGGTACTGATCGATCAGTCACTTAATGAGCATCGAGAAGACCGATCCATGTATCGTGAGACAATGCTGAGTTTAGCGGGCAAAGTTGATCAGATAGGGCGAGACATTGACGACATCAAACAGCGGATCCCGTGATGGAGATCGTTTATGATATTCTGCTTAATGCTGGCCCGTTGGGTGTACTTGCGATCTATGCCATCTACACTCAAAGAGAAGGCCAGAAGCGCCTCGACACGCTACAAGGTGAATTCATGGAGCGTGTCGAACAGATCAACCAGAAAGGACTCGCAGAAAGAGAAGCCCTGTTGCATAAAATGGAGGATCGAGAGCGTGAGATAATTGAGCGTTGGCGATCAGTGGTTGAAAAAGTCGAATCTGAGCGGGACGAGGCACAGAAAGAAACGCAAAAATCGATAGAAAAGATCGTGTCCAAACTAAATCAATTACTTGACCGTCAAAATGCTTAAAAAAGAAGAGCACGAACGATCAGCTAAGATGCTGAATTTCTTATGTTTTTACTTAAAAGAGCAGGAAAAAATAGACGAGTCTCAGATTGTTGTAGCTTTGCTCTACTGTTTGGCGATACAAAGCCACAATGCGAAAGTATCAGAGTCCGCAGTTATGCGCACTTATAGCAGCATATCGAGCGAGGTTAAAGCCAAGCTTGCATTGATGCACCTCGGTAATAAAGACATCCCAGAAGCATAAGAAAAGCCCCCATTTCTGAGGGCTTTAATTGTCCGAAAACTAGAAACCATGAAGCAATATCATGCAGATGTATCTAGTGATTAACATGCATAAATGTATTATGCAAGATATCGAACCTCTAGACTTTCACCAGCTGCAACAGCAGATCCAAAAGTTACAGTAGTAGTGGATCCATCAGTGGCGCATGTGTACTCACTATCATCAGATGGGGAGGAAGCAACAAGCTTACAAAGAAGACCATTGCGGTAAACCATAACCATATTGAGCAAAGTTGAAGCGCAATTGTTAGCAAGGTTAAACGCAGTCAATGATCCGTTTGGAGTAAGGATATCCTGTCGTGCTTGAAAGCTCAGCTTAGCAGGAGTTACACCAGAGTTAGCAAGTTGGCCAGTTCCAACACCAAGATCGGAAACCTTAATACCAGAAGCTGATCGGGCAAGGGTAGAGCCATCAAGATCTGCCTTAAATTGACCAGATACAGCCTCAACACCATCACCAGCCATAGCAGACACGAGATCAGCGATAGACTCCTTTTTTGAAGCATTGCTGTCATCAGCGTCAACAATAGCGATCGAGTCATTAGCAACATTGACAGCGCCAGCAGCCAAAGCATTAAGATCGACACCAAAAGTAACAGCAGCAGACCCATTGTAGCTTGCTGAGATAGCCAAACCAGAGTTAGCAGACAAGCTAAGATCGGCTAGGTTTGTGCCTAGTGTTTTTCCTGATATCGTCGAAGCGGCTAATTTGTTAACAGCTATATTTGCGCCCGCTCCGATCTGAGCATCAACAAGACCACCAACATTAAACGCACCTGAAGACGCGGTTAAACCTGTTCCGGCCATAGCTGTCGCTAAATCAGCGATAGACTCAAGACCAGTAGCATCAGCATCAGCATCATAGATGGCAATGCTATCAGCGCTAGCATTAACAGCAGCAGCAGACAAGCTAGAAAAGTCAAGTCCGAAAGTGCGAGAGGTTGCCCCAGTATAAGATCCCGACAAAGCTAGACCGGAGTTAGCTGCAAGGCTCAAAGCTGCAAGGTTCCCGCCCAGAGTCACGCCTGAGATCGTGGAAGCTGCAAGCTTAGACACAGCAATAGCGGCACTGTTTGAGATTTCAGTGTTTGAGATCCCACCAGCATTAACTTTGACCCCTGATGCACCAACTGCAAGAGTAGACCCATCGAGATCGACGCTTAGCGTATCCCCGGTTTTAGATAATCCGTCACCAGCTGCGGTGCTGTCTTGGCCGCTATAGATGCCAAAAGTGATATTATTTGTGCCAACAACATCCGATCCCGCTGCACTTGTACAAACATACTTTAATCCGCCCGATACTGTTCCTGCTTCGACGTATGCAAACGCACCAGCCTCTGAGGATCCAGCAGCAAAATCAGAAGATCTAGCCCAACCAGAAGCTGAGCTGATGTAGATTCCATTTTCAGACTGAGTGCTCTGGTTCTTCACCAGAATTCTCTTATTTGCTGTGACAGACTGTCCGTCTATGCTTTGATTTCCGCTCAAAGTAATGTTAGCTGTGGTAGCAACAAAGACACTTTCTTTGTAGTCAAGACCAGCAGCAACGAGATCAGCGTAAGCTTTAGCGGCGGCCGCTGTTACCAGCTTTGTTGATGATGCTGAGGATCCAAGATCGGTTTCGATGTCTGCTGACTTAAGCTTTGCATAAGCAACAGCGCCCGAACTTATTTTAGCTTCGACGACAACGCTGTCGACGAGCTGATTACTTCTGATTTGAATAGCCATATTTAGCTCCTATGAGGTTGAATTATAATCTGCGATCAAGCTCTCGCCCGATACAGGAGCAGCAAACGAGATCGTGAACCCGCTCGCTGTTTCTGCCACAGATGAGCCGCTTTGTCTGACACCATTATAATAGACTCTAACTGAGTTTGAGCTAAAACTTTCTGAAATGACAAAGCTCGTCTTTGAGCCATTCAATTCACTACTAAAATCCTGCGTTTTTTGCGTACCAGCAGCACCACCGCCGCCACCCGTACCACCTTCATTATTAAAAGCGCGCGCGATGCTCATGGGGCCTCCCAAGTGATCGTCACTTTCTCAACATCGCAAGATCCCTGATCAACTTTAAAGAACACATAACACTTGTCTGTTAGGTCGTTGCTCATTGTCACAATCACATCGAGCATATAGAGCGCTGTGCCATCTGTCGCAGTGGTTATCCCTGCTTGGATCGTGCTTTGAGTATCAGTTAAAAAGAAGTTGTTGCCCGCAGCATCCTCACTGATTGAGATCGTCAGCTTTGTTGGGGTGCTCGCATCGCTCAAATTGCTAAGAAAAATCTGAACAAGTGAGACTTTGGCCAGATAGACAGCTGTACGAGGCGAATAGTTCAGATCAACCTCGATGCCTTTTGATGCGTCGTAGGCTGTCCCTATGCCGGTTACTGTTGTTGTTGATCGTCCTTTATCCATGCGCATAATATAGCTCCTGTTGTCATGGTGTGCTCTACCAATAACAAAAAGTTTAGAGGGCAGCAAACGCCACCCTCAAGGACTTAATGAAGCCCTACAACAGGAGAACCGGCACAAAAACCGATCCAAGCAGGCACCACCCTGCTCAGGTGTACTCTATCCCATCCGGCGAGAATTTCCACTCTAATTTTTTAAGATCCCTGCGACAAAGATAAAACAAATCCCGCACATGCTCAGCGTCAACAAGTGCATCGTGAGCATTGTCTAGCGACCAGCCAAGAAAGCGCCTAATCTCATCCAGTCGGCAGCTCTTAAGGCCCAGCGGGAACAGCGAAGCTAACGCTAGATGCTTTGTGTCTATGTATCGATTTTTCATCTTAAAATTAGTGTATCTAGGGCAAACAAGAGCTTTAACAAACTCAATATCAAAGAGCGGGTTATGTCCCACAATCACCATATCAGGCCGCTGATCAAAGAAGTCTCTTAACCAGAGCGCAGCCTTGCTTGAGTGGATGCTGTTCTTCCAGCCCTCATAAGTGTACCCGTTGACTTTTAAAGCCTCCGGATCTGCCTCATTGAGCCTTAAAGGCGTTATTTTTTGGTGTGTCCTATAGATCTCTTTATCATCTTTGTGTAAGATTATAGCAAAGCTGATCAGCTCGTGGCGATCAGGCTTCAGGCCGGTGGTTTCTGTGTCAAAAAAACAGTATTTCATAATAAATCCTTGCGCTATAAACCTGCTGATTATAGAATGGTATCACACCACCATAACAACAGGAGGACAATAGATGTCCAAACAAACAAAGCACGCTCGGCTTTTTGCTGAAGACTTGCGCCATATAGCACAAATGAAACAGGCTGAGATAAAAGCCTATCTCGCTCTGAGATATTGCAGCTATCTCGATATGAGCAGCAAATTCATATCAACCAAATGCACCATATCACAGGATCAGCTTGCGGCTTATTCTGGGGTAAGTCGAGCCACAATAACAAGAGGAATCGCACTCCTTAAAAAGCGCTTTCCGAACAACCTCACTGTAACAAGGCAGCTAGGACGACCCGCAATCATTGAGCTTGTGATTATTCGGGATGCGGCCACAAAAGAGTCAACATGTGACGCAAATAGAAAGGTCAACATGGTGAGACAATCAAAAGAGTCACATGGTGACGCAAGCTACATATATAAACAAAATAATAAACATGATAATATAGTAGAATTTTCTTCTTATTTCGACTCTGACTTTTAACACAGGAGCACCAAATGACAGATCCATACAGATACGGAACACCCGACCATGTGAGAGCGTGCAATCATGCCGCCTCTATGCTTCAAACAAACTGGTCAATACTGCGCACAAATGACCTCTGGCTGACACAAATGGAAGTTATCCTAAGATCCTCCTTCAAAGAGACAAAGCCCGAAGCAATCACCAAGGCCGCAGCAAAATACATCGCTGAGAGCCTCGCAGACTTCCCACCGCCAGCAGGCAAGATCGTCAAAGCTATGCGGGGTTTTATCGGAAACAGCAAGCTCAAAACCACTTATGCAGACTGTGAGCTTTGTGACGGTGGTTTGAGGCTGGTGCATTATTGGGAGCGCATCAAACAAGCACCAAGAATGACGCAAGTGTTCGCCAGCTGCTCGTGCGAGGCAGGCCGCAAAAAAGAAAATTTAGGAGTGCACAAGCTTGATGTCTTGCTTGAGATCCTTGATCGGCGTGACAACCTCATGACGGAGGTATGGTACCAAACGAGGCACGAGGAGCGGATCCCTATGGAGCTTCAGGTGTGCCCTGATCGAGAATGGTGGGATCAGTCTTTTAAGCGAAGCACCTACAAGCCACTAGCAAAGCACTTACCCAACCACGATAAAGATATGTTAACCCTCTTCAGAGAGAACAGCCCATGACCAAAAGACCCCCACAATTCAGAATAGTTGAGACCCTGCGCATGATGGAAATGCTCACAGGCAATATTCAATATCTTAAAGAGCTTAAAGAGGAGAGCATAAAGCAGCTAGATGATGCCTGTTCTTCTTTCCTGCAAGGCGCTGACGACGATCAAAAGAGCGAGCTGGTTAGGTTCCTCTACTGGCACAGCAACCTCAACGCAACGACGATCCAACAATTAACAGGCAAGAGCGCCAAACAGCTCAGTGTCATATCTGGCCCGCTTTGCTTTGTGGCTCAATGCGTGACCTGTGGCAGCGACTACACAGCCCGCAAGACCAGCAGAAACGCAGACTATGATCAACAATGCGATATATGTAGCAACAAGGACAGAATCAGAGCACACAAGGCCTTTTTGCTCGATTGGGAAGAGGTCGATCACATCCCTGATTCGGTCGACAAACAAAGTTATGCGGCATACCTCAACAGCGCAAGCTGGAAGAAAAGACGAAAGATCGCATTAAAGAGGGCCGGCTATCGTTGCCAGCTTTGTTCACAAGCTCAAACTCGGCTTGAGGTACACCACAACAGCTATGAGAGATTGGGCAGAGAAGAGCTAGAGGATCTGTGTGTGTTGTGTACCAGCTGCCATAAAAAACACCATAATATTGAATAGGTGATCGTCTATGCGGATAACGGTTTTAAAAAAGATCAGTTATTTATATGATATAAACTTGAGAAATATAAAAGACCGGTTTATAATAGAGTATACCTAAACAACAGGAAACACCATGAGCACAATCAAAATTAACAACCAAGAATATAATATCTTAAATACAGATGAGCTTAGATACTGTAAGATGATCACCTTAGAGGGCAAAAGAGGAGCGCAAGCAAAGCTTTTTATCTATGAGAACGGATCTCTCAAGCTTATTAAAGGCAAGTCACACAAGAAAGTAACCATCAAAACAATAGAAATGTAACAACCACCAGCCCCGAAAGGGGCACCACCCAACAGGAGAAACCAATGTATATTTATCGACACGACACAGCACAGATCGGACAGTTAGAGCTCAAGATCAAAACAGGCGAGAACATCGCATCAGACATGATCCGCAGCTACTATCACACAGGCGACAAGAGGATCACCTTCAACAAGCACATGAATATGTTTGAGTGCTCAGAACACGACTATCAAGAGATCGCCTCATTGTTCTATCACATCGAGTTTTTAAGCGCCTCATTTGATGCTTTGGGCTGGACACCAGCGGATCAGGGCGACTTTATGCAGCAGTATGATCATCTGTCCTTGTGGGATGGGTACTATGCCGCTGTTAATGCAATGTGTGAATTAATCGACTAATCAACAGGAGCAATCATGAAAAACTATCTAACATCTAGAATAAAGCGCTCAGGAGCGGTCATTGTCTGCGTTATCTGCCCGTTCTGCGGCTATTCGCAAAGGGAGCCTTTAAGGGGCATGGATCGCACTGTCTGCGGGCGCTGTGGGGCATCAAGTGAGAAGGGGCGATACTACACCAAGGATCAACTGCTCGATCGCATCCACGAGCTAAGAAGGGCGGTCGACCTTAGACACAAGGCCGCCATTCAGGATCTGAGTTGTGGCATCTTGCCCTCCAACAGAGGACAGAGCCTAAGACAACAACGGGATCAGCTTAGGTGCTTAAAAGATGCAGCTGGTCAATACGGAATAACAACAGAACAACAAGAAAAAAGAGGAGCTAGAAATGACTGAATTTATGAGCAATGTGCATTATTTTATGCAGGATCATCATTTAATTATCAAATTTTTATTTATTATGATCGGCGCTGCGGCCTTCGGTTTTGTGGTGAATATGGATAAAAGATTAAAAAAAGATAGGTTATAAACTTGAGAATTATGAAGAACCGGTTTATAATAGAATATAACCAATGAGCAACAGGAGCTTAAAAATGTCAGATACTTACACCTTAGACAACAGAGTAGAAGAGCACATAAACCCTTCCGAAAGGGAAGCCTACATGAAGCAATATTTTAATGCACTGCATTTGAAAGTAGTCGACTACAGGCATCTTCAGTGTTGGGGCATGTTTGTTGTTACAAGCGATGGTTCAGTCTATAAAGTTACAGCAGAAGATAGAAATACCATGCGTATTGAGGACACATATGCACAAATTTCACGTGTCCATTGCCCAGAAACGGTCAACAAAGTACTTGATGCTTATGTCACGATAGACAGAGTGCAGCGCGGTCTTGATCTACACTAATAATCACCAGCCCCCGCAAGGGGGCACCACCCAACAGGAGAAACCACCATGATCTATTCAAATCAAGAAACACGCTATCTAGCGCAGAAAGAGAACCCCAGCTGCTTCTCATTTTATAAAATAGAGGGCGGGTATGTCTGCTTTTATTGCGCTCAAAGCCTAAGCACATGGCTCAATCAACGATAACCACCACCAAACAGGAGAACACCATGAACAGATCAATAAAACAAAAAGTAGAGCAAATAACATCCCAATACCAAAGCATTTCTGAGTGTTTGGAGCACCTAAAAGCAGATTTTGAAAAAGTCTATTTTTTAGATGATCAAATTTCTAAGTTAAACACCAATGCTCACATTGTCGCTTTATTGGGTAGGCGAAAAATGACAGAGGATATTGTAAATCAGATTAAAGACTTACAAAAAATGAAGAGTCAAATTCTTAACAGGAGAACACCATGAACAACGAAACATTACAGAACCTAAGAAAAGCGGGCTTTATCGTGAAGCTACAAGGCAAAGAGTTTGTTCTCTTTGCAGGGCTTCAAGTCCTTGCTAGAGAGCTGGGCCTTAAGAGCGTCAACACTGAGCTTGTAAGCATTGATAAAGACTCTCAGACCACGATCGACGGTGAGCAAACCGTAATAACAAAGGCGACAGGCTTAACGATATTTAAGGCCACTGTTAGCGGCGATATGGGCACATTCACCTCGTATGGGGACGCATCCCCTAAAAATGTTGGCAGGATGATCGCTCCACATCTGATCAGAATGGCCGAGACTAGGGCGATCGCTCGTGCGCTTCGGCTCTATTGTGCGATCGGCATGACCAGTCTTGAAGAACTAGGGGGTGGACAATGAACCCCACAATCACAAGAACAACAGCAAACCGCATTATTCAAGAGATGGATGAGAGCTGGCGAAATGGCACATCTGATCTCATCAAGCGGATCGACAAGTTCCACATCTATCAAAACGGGCGCTGTCTTACTCGGTACAGGTTTATGCTCAAAGACGGGGCGGTCTTGTCCTCGTTTGGAGACTGGAAGAAATACAACAGCAACGATCCTCATGCGATCATGATCGACAGCCTGCATCAACTAACAGATCGCAAATTATAACAGGAGATAACATGACACACTTTAATCGATTTTTTAAACACCAGCTTGAACTAGCCAGCTGCTCTATCAATCAGAGCGAGCTTTGTAGGCAGTCAGAAACAACATGGCCATGTCTGTGGAAATGGGCAACAAAGCCAATCAAAGAGCGCCCCAAGGATCAAACGCTTTACAGGGTTTTTGTTGTCTTGGCGCCTTATGTCGGCTCTACTCCTCAGAACCTTATGATCGAGGCGAATCAGGCTATTCTCGAAGACTTCTTTGCAAGAATGGAGGTGCTCCATGGGTGAGAGTATCGGAACATATACACCAATAGAGGATCTGAAAGAATGGGACAATAACCCAAGGCACAACGATCACGCTGTTGATGAGGTTGCAAAATCAATCAAGCGCTTTGGTTTTGCTTCGCCCATCATAGCAAGGAAGGAAGACAACATGGTAATTGCTGGTCATACCCGACTAGCAGCGGCGCGCTCCTTGGGTCTTGACACTGTACCCGTTCGCTTTGTGGATCTTGACCCTACAGAGGCGCAGTTGCTTGCTTTGGCTGACAATAAGATCGGCGAGATTGCAGAATGGGATCAGGATCTGCTCAGTGAGGTTTTGACGGATCTCAAAGATGAGGATCTAAGCGGTATCGGTTTCTCTGATGCTGAGCTTGAGGAGCTGATCGAAGAGGCCCAATTTGAGCCGCTGGACAATGTCATAGAGGGCGATCTTGAGGATCAGGACTGGGATCAAATGCCTGATCAATCGGTCAAGATCGCCAAAGCTGGCGGGGTTTATCAGATCGGCGGGCAACAGGTCGCATGCGGTGATTGCGTTGAGGTTATGCGCTCCTTGCCGGATAACAGTATTGACTCAATCGTTACAGATCCGCCGTACGGCATATCTTTCATGTCAAAAGACTTTGACAGTCCATCTAAGATGCTCGGCCAGATGAGCACAGGACACGAGCAAAGGGGCGCATTTGCTTATGGTGGGACTCATTCAAGAGGATACGCTGATAACGACAATGAGATCTTTCAAGCTTGGTCTGAACGTTGGCTCACTGAGGCTTTCAGGGTTTTGAAAGATGGTGGTCACATCATCGCATTTGCTGCTACGAGAACAGTCCACAGGTTAGCGGTTGCGGTTGAGGATGCAGGTTTTGAGATAAGAGATCAGCTTGGTTGGTGTTATTACTCTGGCTTTCCTAAGAGCATGGATATTTCTAAGCAGCTTGATAAAATGGCGGGGGCTGAGCGTGAGGTTATTGGATCAAAAACAAATTGGGGAGAAGCAAGTCAAAGCACACCTAATTGCGCAAATGGATCATGGGATATAACAAAACCAGCCACCAAAGAAGCTCAATATTGGCAAGGTTGGGGAACTGCCTTAAAACCTGCTTATGAGCCTTGTGTGCTTGCTCGAAAACCAATCGCTGAGAAGAATGTTGCTAGTCAAGTTTTGAAGACTGGGACGGGGGCGATCAATATAGATGCTTGTCGGTTTGGTTATGGCGATCCTTGTTGGATAGGGCCTCAGAATGAAAATTTATCAAGACACAATAATTCATCTGATAATTACAGCCCAACAAGCTACAGTCTAGCTCCAAACGAAAGAACCCTATATAACAGGTCTGAATTAGCGGGTGGTAGATGGCCCGCTAACCTCTACCAATGCCCGAAACCATCACGATCAGAGCGTGAGGAGGGACTGACAGATCTTGAGAGCGAAAGCTCAGCTGCTGTTGAATATCATGGGGAAAATTCTAAAGCTCTATCTTCACCAAGAGCAGGCGCGGGAAGAACAGCGGGTGAGGTTAAAAACTTTCACCCAACAGTCAAACCCGTCAATCTTATGAGATGGCTTATTCGTCTTGTGACACCCGTTAACGGTCTTGTCTTAGAGCCTTTTCTTGGATCGGGGACTACTGGAGTGGCCTCAAGTCTTGAGGGGTTCAGATCGATCGGTATTGAGAGAGAACCTGATTATGCTGATATTTGTTTGCAGCGGATCAAGAATGCTGAAGGTGTCGATATTGTAGAAATAGAGGCTTTAAAGATTGAGTGCTTAGAGGAGGATGTATGTCTCGAAGAACAAAGCTAAACCCACAAAGACAAGCAATGATCATCGAGGCGCTACAGCTGGGAATGACGATCGAGCTTGCGTCAAAGTATGCGGGTATTGAGCAGAAGACTTTCTATAACTGGATGAACAGAGGTCGACGTGAAGGTGAAGGAATCTACTTTCAGTTTTTACAAGCAATTGAAAAGGCAATCGCTAAGAGCGCTTTGGTCAATATGGCAATCATTCAGAAGGCCGCTAAGGAAGGAACATGGCAGGCTTCAGCTTGGATTATGGAGCGGCGGCACAAGTATCATGCAAAGCAAGAGCCGGAGGTTATCGTGCAGATTGACGCAAAAGAAGCGAGCATCACACAGCTGATCCAGCAGGTCAAAGAGACAGATCTAGAGCTTGAAACCTTTATAGCTGATCCTGTGATCGATCTTGATGAATGAGGACGGGCGGGCTTGTTGAAAAAATAGTTATACTTTTCTTTGCTATAAACTTGCGGTTAATAGTGTACATGGTATTATTAAAGTACAAACACCAAACAACGGGATCGAAAATGAACACCAATTATCACACAGTAAAAATAGACAACAAGCGAGTAAGACTAACAAGCATGGAATGCTCAGTATACAATGCTGTAAAAACACTTAGCGAATATGAAGAGTGTTATGCCCTACATCCAGAAGATATAATGCATGAAACAGGCATTAGCATGAAGCAGCTAAGAGGCGTTATATCTTCACTTGTTAAAAAAGAACTTGCTTATGTGGATGAGTTAATTTGTGGTCGAGGGGATTGGGTTATTCTTTGGGAGCCTAAAGAAGAGAACGAAGAAGAGGCCGACAAAGAGGAGTTAAGAATAGAAGAGCCCACCAAGGAAGAAGTAAGCGAAGACAATATAAAATTTTGCATCACTGCACTGTTAGAGGTTAGATGGCCCCGCAAGCCAATAACCTCTAAAGACGAATTTAAGAAGGCTCTTTATGAAGAAACAATGCCAATGTGTGAGGTTATGTTTGGACTTATTAGCCTTCCAGTACCCAGCCCCTCAGAGCTAGATAAGCTTTGGTGCCGAGAGTTTGCTTATCTATATAAAACTGAAGGCCTTTATATTGTCGAATAACCAACCAAAGAAGATCGGCCCTGAAAAGGGCCTTTTTTCGTTTAGTGGGATATATTGTCTTATGAGCACCACATCAGATCGAACAAAGCTGGAAGAGTCGCTAACAGTACGACAGGAGCTACTCGCCTATATAAAAGCTTATCCTTTGGCCGCTGGTCGGCTTTGGGAGCCTTTCTGCTGTCGTTGGGACGGGTTGAGCGATCAGAGCGACAGGTTGCGCGGTTGTGGGCGAAGAATGCAGCGTGTAGGGGCTGGACTGTATCGCTGTGATCATTGCGACATCACCGAAGAACGCACCTCTCAGAAAGAAGCAATCCGATCTTTAGCGGAAGAAGCCACACTGATCAGCGGAGGCAACAGATCCGGCAAGAGCCACATGGGCGCACAGCTGGCGGTTGCATTTGCGGCGGGTAAAGATGAGCGCTGGGTTATGGACTGGATCACACTCAATGAGATCCCGCCTGAGCTTATTCCTGATCGACCTTCGACTGTGTGGTGTGGCTCTTTGAGCTACAAAGACGGGCTTGAATACATGCGGCCTAAATTGGATCTCTTCCTGCCGACGAACACAAAGCGAATCCGGTGGAACAGTCAAGATCGGGCTGTTGCCATTTTGCCCAACAAAGGGCGGATCGTGTCTATGTCTTGTGATGCAGGGCGTGAGGCTTTTCAGGGTGGATCCGTGTCGATGGTTTGGCTTGATGAGGAGCCGCCTGAGCCGGTCTTTGAGGAGTCAATACTGCGGACAGTGGATCAGCGGGGGAGGGTTATTGTGACTGCTACACCGCTCAAAGGCCTAAGCTGGATGTTTGATCGCTTTGTTGAGAAACCGCCAGCAGGCTTTGCACGTGTTCAGATCTCGGGGCTTGATAACCCCTACATTTCAAGCGTCAAAATGAGGCGTGCTGTTAGCCATCTGAGCGAAGAGGCGCAGCAGTCTAGGCTCTTTGGTGAGTTTGCAGCTCAAACTGGTCTTATCTATTCAGAGTTTAGACCAGATCGCCACATAACCAAGATCGAAGAGTTACCGGATCATTGGCGCAGGTTCCGATCGATTGACTTTGGAACCTCACACCCGTTTTGCTGCTTGTGGTTTGCTGAGGCTCCAGCTGGTTATCTTGCTTCTGATCCGGTGTTGATTGTCTATGATGAGCTGTACTGGACAGAAAAGACCACATTAGAGAGCGGCAGGGAGATCTTGAGGCGCTCAAAGGGGCAGGATTTTGATTGGACTGTGGCGGATCCTGAATCTAGAGATGGGAGGCTCACATTGGCGCGAGAACTTGATCTGAGAACCTTGGCGGCGCCAAAGCATTTTGGAGTGGTGGAAGGGATCAATCAAGTCAAAGAATTTCTTGCTTCTGATCTTGAGGGCAAAGTGAGACTGCTTATAAAACCGAAATGCAAGAACTTAATCAAAGAGCTTAAGCTCTACAAGTGGGATCAGAAAAGCAAACAGGACAAACCAATCAAGAAATACGATCATGCGCTTGATGCTTTGCGCTATCAGATCATGCAATACAAGCGATTTTTAGCTCACAGGTGAACATGAAAAAAACAAAACCATTAAAACCATTTTTTAAGTATTACGGGAGCAAATGGAATCTAGCTAGATATTACCATTGCCCACAGTACAAATTGGTTATAGAACCATTTGCAGGCAGTGCTTGCTATGCCCTACATCACTGGTCAAAGAATGTAATCCTCAACGATTTAGACGAGAATATATATCAGCTGTGGCATTACTTGATCAATGTTAAGGCCTCCGAGATTAAATCATTGCCCTATTTGCAGCCTGATCAAACCGTTGACGATCTTAAAATTTGCAAAGAAGCTAAGATTTTAATCGGATTTTGGATCGGGTTTGCCTGTTCTGCTCCCAAGAAGACACAGTCTGAAACAGTAACCAAGGCCCAGATTAAACACCCAAACCAATGCCTAACATGGGCCGATCCAGCCAAGCAGAGAATAATTGAACAACTGCCGAAAATCAGACACTGGAAAATCACAAACAAAAACTATTATCAAATGAAAAACTACAAAGGCACATGGTTTATAGATCCGCCCTATGAGGTCAAAGGGAAATATTACAGAAAATCAAAAGTTGATTATGAGCGATTGTCTATCTGGGCTCAAGATAGGCGAGAGCAATACATTGTTTGTGAGAATAATGGCGCGCAATGGATGAATTTTACACCTTTTAAAACAATGCACAACCAACACAGAAAAAACAGAGATGAAGTTGTGTGTAATTTTGGCTTTGGTACAAATACACAACAGATCACAATCTGTGATATATTACGCTCAAAGAGGTGATTATGTCTGATCTAGAAAAGAGACAGGGTTATTTTGTTCGCTTGTGGGATGCGATCACGGGCAAGTCATACGCTCAACCTGTAGCAAGACCCAAAGAAGAAAACAGGGGCGCTGCTTGGGCCGCCCCTGCTGGTGTTCGGCCTACTTACTCACAAGGCGCATCATTGGCCGCTTATGGTATTCATGGATACACACATGCCGCAGCTAAGCGAAGCGCTCAGGATCTTGCAGCACTGCCGATCAAGCTACTCAAAGGAAAGGGCGCAAACACTGAAGAGATCGGGGAGTCTGATGTGCTCGACCTGCTCGATCAACCCAACAGCAAAGAAAGCGGTTTTATGTTTAGAGAGTCGCTACTCACTGATTTGATGCTTGCGGGTAACTGTTACATTTTGCTCCTTGGGCCTCGTGATAACCGGCCTTTGTCGCTGGTTAGATTACATCCCGATGAGGTTAGGATCGTCACAGATCCAAAGATGGGGATCACTGGATACGAACACAACAGCAGTGGATCTGTCGTTCTCTATCCTCCTGAGCGGGTGATCCACGGTAAGAACTACAGTTATGCAAAGGGCGCTCAGTCTGTCTATGGTTGCGGCGCTGTTGAGGCCCTAAGCAGGGAGATCGATGCGGATCTTAACGCTCAAAAGCTAGCATCAGATGCAAGTGCTAAGGGTCGACCTGATATTCTGCTCTACCCAAAAGAAGACGGGGACATTTGGCCCTCTGAAACAAGGCGACAAATTGCGGATCAGTACAGCGGGCTAGCTTCAGAAGGTGGTGCTCTTGTGCTCAGTGGACAGGTAGAAGTTAGAGAGCTTCAACTGTCACCACGTGAAATGGAATTCGAAGCATCGAGACGCATGGCCAGAGAGTCAATATCTGCGGTGATGGGTGTGCCGCCTACGATATTGGGCCTCCCTAGTGCAAATTATGCCCTTGGGCGACAACAAGCGATCAACTATTGGACTGTTCAAATCAAGAAGGGTAAGCAGTTCGGCGAGCTGTTGACCTTGATCGCTCAACGCTTTAACCCTGATTACAGGATAGAGCACGATTACAGCGGGGTAGAAGCTTTGCAAAGCGTGAGAACAGAACAGCTCAACAGGGTGCAAATGCACATCCTCAACGGTATAGATCCACAAGCAGCATATGCCGCAGAAGGTCTTGATTTTCCAAGCGTGCAACCTGATCCGGCCGACATCGGGCAGGAGGAAGATGAGAATGCCCGCCTGTTTGATCATCTGCTGATCGAGACTCGAATCTATGATCCCGAATATGCAGATCTGGCAGTGAGCAAAGACGCAGGTAATCCACAGCAACAAAGCCACGAGGACATCAGGCGATCTGTTCTTGGTTCTCCTCCAAATTGGGAGCGATACAGAGAAGCACATGCGCTCTATAATCCAGAGCAGGATCAAATGCTCGACGGTTATTTGTTGCTTATTGCAAGACGAGAAGACCCACAAGACCCCACAAACGCAGCACCTGAAGAGGGGCGTCTTGTGGTCTATCAGGATCTGCTCAGCCGGGCCGTCGATCTCCTCAATGGCGCAGAGGGCAGGCTTGCAATCACTGAAGAAGAGCGTGAGCGGGCATATCGTGTGATCTCAAGATACTACGACAAGCTCGGGCAAGATGCTCCAGCTTTGTCGCCTGTTTACCTGAGTCTTCAACCGAAAAAAAAAATTCTGAGATAACCAATTTCCCCAAGCGAGGCGACGATCTCAAGGTCAGCCTTAGAAGCTCACAATGGAAATTGTTTGATCCTGCTTATGCGGCAAAGCTCAAAGAGGAGCACCCGAAGATCTGGCGGGCTGGTGGCAACATACGAGGCAATGACCAGTACAGAAGACTCACGCCAATAGTAAAGAACAACGGTGTCCCCACATCGGAATCAGAAGAGAACGCTATAAGGCTTAGAGAAGCTTGGATCGCTAGACATGAGGGCGACGGGGCACAATTCAGAGACAAGGATCACCCGATCAATCTGTCTACCGTTGCGGGCCTTGTGGCTCAGGTCAAATGGTACGGGGTAAGCGTGATCGGTGAGAGTAGAATGAAGCAGGTTCTCAACGAGCTAAAGCGCAAACTCGACAAGGAGGATCGATCATTTACGCCAGAAGAGCGGGCGGACATGTGGCATGCTTGGGTTGAGCGATCACAGCGCAAAGCAGAAGAGGGTATTAAAAGGCGTGTAAATGGCTATTTAAGGGGCGCAAAGAGGCGCTTTGTGCGAATAGTCGAAGAGAACAGCGAGCAGGGCTTGCTTGATGTAGTACGGGCGCAGAAAGCGGAAGAGTTAAGACTGCTGAAACAAGGTTATCAGGGTGAGTTTGTTAAGTGGTTTATGCTCACAGGTAATGCAGAGCTGGATCGGGTCTTCCGAATTGCGGATGTGGCTAGACCGCTTGATCTGGTCTTCGGTCGTCGTGATCTTGCTGTGCAGCTGTCGAATAAAGCAGCAAAAGAAATGACGAACACCACGATCAGCAGTGTAGAGTCAATCATTCAGCGGGGCCTAACATCGGGCGCAAGTGTGCCAGATATAGCCGCAAGCCTTGCGCAAATAACCGACGACCTAACCAAAAGCAGAATATTCTCAGACAGTAGAGCGTTAGCAATAGCAAGAACCGAAAGCACCAAAGCGCTCAATGCCTCAACGGATCAAGCCTATCGACAAGCAGCTACAGCAGGGATCAACATTCAAAAGCAGTGGCTCAGCTCAAGGGATGCAAAAGTGAGAGCGGCACACGCGGAGCTTGATGGTGTGGTCGTTGGAGTCAATGAGGAGTTTGAGAGCGAAGGATATACTAGCGCTTCACCGGCTAACTTCGGTGATCCGTCGCTCGATGTTAACTGCCGGTGCACTATTATCCCCGTTATTGATGGTAAGACAGACCTGTAACAATACGACCAGACAGCGACAATCCTTCTCGACCCACTGCCCGATCGCATGTAAACAAATTTTATTAGAGGTTTCTTAACTCGACTATTCTGATGTTGTCAATGCAATCGTGATGAGCAGCTACAAATTCAAGCGCCTCTATGCTGTAGGGTATAGCCTCTTCTTTGTAGCTCTGATAGGTGATCAAAACCAGCTTTGTTGGTGCTGTCGTTGTCTGATCGGCCTCGTCGCTAAGTCTTTCATACAGAGCATTGAGGTGATCAAATGCCTCGTTAAGCTCAGGGTGATTGTGTGATTGATATGCTGTGTCTGCCTCGTTCATAAATGTATTGAGGGCTTGATATAGGTTGTTCATGGTGTTCTCCTGTTGGGTGGCGCCCCCTTTCGGGGGCTGGTTGATTGTTGAGTTTAGTTATTTTCAATATATTTTTCATATGCTACCAGAGGAGCAATTTGCTTCTGTACATATTTAGGTAAATCCTCAAAGCTACCGTCAAAACCGGTACATCCTTCTCCGTATTCGTAAACCTCGCCCCAGTAGTCATTGTCTTTTGTGATGTGCTTTTTTACTGATATGTAAGGCATCTCATCAGGATCCCTACCATCCTGAACAGCTTCTTCATGGCTACTTTTGAAAAAGGATAAAGCTTCAAGATGTGGTTTTGTTGATTTTGGTACAATATCAAAATACATCATATTTTCATCTGGGCTATTTGGCCATATTAAGATCTCATATTCTATTGTCATTTTAAGCTCCTGTTGCTCATTGGTTATACTCTATTATTAATCAGTATTTTATACATTGCAAGTTTATATATAAAAAAAACTCAAAATAAATATCATTCTTGTAATATTTGGATTTTTATAGTATATAAGACTGAGGATCGTATGAATAAAGTACATTACATAGTCAAAAGACAAGAGCAGACCGCAGAAGCTGAGCCTTCTAAAGTCTCATTTGTTGCGTCAACCGCTACCCCTGATCGCTATGGTGACATCGTGAATCAGTCGGGGTGGTCATTAGATGCATACCGCCGAAATCCAATAGTTCTTTTGAACCACGATAGCTCACAGCTGCCAATAGCCCGCGGAAAGGTCGAGGTCAAGAACGATCAGCTTGTTATTGATGTTGAGTTTGACATGGACGATCCACGAGCTGCCGAGGTTGCAAGGAAGACCCAAAAGGGCTTTATGAATGCTGTTTCTGTAGGCTTTCAACCTTTACAGAGTGCGCTTAGAGCAGAACTGTCCAAAGACAGTCCCTATTATGGCAAGAGCGGCCAGTTTTTTAAGAGCGCTGAACTGCTCGAAGTATCGATCGTTACAATACCC